GGGAAAAGATCAATCCGGTTTTTGCCGCGATGAAAGAGCAGGCGGATGTAGTGCGCAGAGATCTCCGTTCCCTGTATATGAACCGGGAGTTGAAGCGTAATGAAAAAGCGAAGGAGAACGAATCGGATCCTTTGGAGGAGATGATGAAAAAGCTGAATGAAATAGATAAAGAAGATATCGGTACCGGGCAATGACAAAGGACGAAGAGGAAGAGGCAAGAAAAATCAAGCTAAAGCATTATCAGGAGGTATGCAGCATAAACCTGGATAATTACCGACTGCATGAGACCGACCATCGTCTCAGGCTTTATATCGAGGATATCATATCTGATGTTGAGGCTCACAACCTGTATGAAATACTGGCCGTACGCCGTTTTTTTATGCTCCGCGACAAGTACGTTTGGCGGCCGAATAAGGTAAAGAAGTTCATTGTCTTCTATGAATCCTTGAAATTCTCCGGCATGAAGGGCAGGCAGTGTTACAAGCTGACTCCGGTACAGGTTTTTCAGTTCGCTTCGATTCTGGGATTTTATCAATGGGAGGAAGAAGGCGGAAAAACGGTCCTTCGCCGTTTGGTCCGCCGTGCTATCCTGTTTGTTCCCCGTAAGTTTTCGAAAACCACCAGCTCCTCTTCTTTGGCCGTGAGTGAATTGTTGTTCGGGGATGCCAATGCCCAGGCGTATACGGCTGCTAATGGCTACAAGCAGGCCCAAGTTTGTTTTAAGGAGATATCTAAGATCGTCAAGCAGTTGGATCCCAAACGCAGGACGTTTAAAAAGACACGCGAGCATATTGAGTGGCGTGAGAACAAGTTCGGCAAAGAATCCTTTGTCGAGTGTCTCTCCGGTGGGGCTGATACAAAAGATGGCCTTAACGCCTCCCTGATTATTTTCGATGAATATGCTGCAGCTAAGTATGTCAAGGATCATTCCGAGGGTGCGGAATTGCTTCAGGTCTTAGAGTCTTCTTCCGGGGCAAGGGATGAATATCTGACAGTCATTATAACAACGGCATCAAGAGTCGTTGACGGTCCGTTTGTCTTAGAGTTGGATATTGCCAAGAAGGTCCTTTCAGGTACTTATGATGATGATACGTTGTTTGCCTCGATATTCATGCCGGACGAATGGGAGACGGACGGTGACGCTTTGGGCGATCCTAATGTCTGGAAGAAATGCAATCCGCATATTGGCATAACTGTTAAAGAGTCGTTCTACAGAACCATGTATAGGCAGGCTATGCGCGATCCCGAGAAGATGTTGGAGTTCAAAACGAAACTGCTGAATATATTTGTTTCCGCCGGGACGAAGGTATGGATCAGCCAAAACCTGGCGCGGTCATTGGCGGATCCGGGATTCGATATCGACAGTTTGTCCGGGCGGCCTCCTACTATGGTATCACTTGACCTTTCCGTCAGCGATGACCTTTCGGCCGTGAATTACATGTATTACTCGAAAGTCCTCAAAAAGTTCTATTCGTGGACTGATTACTACATCCCGGAAAAGACCCTGGAAGAACATCCCAATGCGGAGTTATATAAATATTGGATATCCAAGGGATATCTTAAGGTTTGTCCGGGGGCGGTGATTGATGACTCTATGATCGTAATGGATATATTGAACCGAAATAAAAAGTTATGGATATTGCAGATAGGCTATGACTCTTATAAGAGCCAGGAGATAGTTAATTCTCTGGGTGCCGCTTTTGCATGTATTGGTCGGAACCCGGAGAAAGTACTTAAAGCCGTCCCGCAAACGTTTGGCGCGTTCACCTCACCCGTTGAGACGTTTGAGATGGCGGCAAAGAAGAAGCCGGCGGGCATTGTGCTGGCCGATAATCCGATAACGTTCTGGATGTTCGGTAACGCTTATCTCGAAGAGGACCGCATGGAGAATAAGAAACCGGTAAAGAGAAAAGCGAACTCCAAAATAGACGGGGTCATTGTCAACCTGATGTCCATGTGGCTTTTTAATAATTACGTTTGGTAAAACGGGTAACCTAAAACAGTGTATCGGCCGGATAAGTAGAATCAATATTTATCCAAATGAAATTAGGCAGATATCAACTTACATTTTCAAGGGAAGAACCGAAAGCGGCTAAATCAGAAAAAGGTGCCCGTTATACGGATCGGGCGCAACATGTCCATACGCCATCCGACGCTATGAAAATAGCCGCCGTATACCGTGCGGTCTCCCTGATTTCCGATTCTGTCGCCACGCTGCCGTTAATCTACAAGCGTCGTGACAGGTCCGGAAATTATTTCAAGCCCTACGATACCGGTCCGGGAGCCGTTCTCCATAATTTGCTTACGGTCCGTCCCAATCGCCGGCAGACTTCATTTATACTTTTTAAAAATCTGGTTTCACAGGTGCTGTTGCTTGGCAATGCCTATGCCTATTTACGCAGGGACTCCTACGGGCATCCCATGGAATTGCTGTTGCTTACACCCTACAGTTGCTCTTATGACCCGTGGAGTGATACATACTATGTTGAGGACTCTATAAACAGTGTCCGGGGTATCTTTCCCGGTGATGAAATATTGCATTTTAAGAATGTAAGTCTTGACGGCGGGTATACGGGAGTATCTACTATCAGCTTTGCCGCGCAAACTCTGGGCATTGCCGCCACTGCCGCCGCGGAAACTCAGACCCGCTTTGCTACCGGAGGTAAGTTCAAGGCCATTCTTCACAATGATTATAGCATGAAGGGATGGGGTGAGTATCAGGATGACCAGATGAAGAGCAATGCCGAACAGATACAGGAGGCTATTGATAGCGGGCAGGATATCATACCGGTAAGGGGTGACGGAAAACTGGATCAGATCTCAATGTCCTCCGTGGATATGCAGTTCCTAGAAAACATCAAGCTCACCATTACCGAAATAGCCCGATTTTTCAATGTTCCCAAAAGCAAGCTCTTTGATGATTCCAATGCTAATTACAAGAGTGCGGAGATAGCCACGGTAGGATTTTATGCGGATTGCCTGAGCCCTATCCTTACCATGATAGAGAGTGAGTTTAAAGCCAAGTTGATACCTTGGAAGGCTTATTCGGACTATAAATTCAAATATGACTTGTCAAAGTTGTATACGACGGATCTCACCACCAAAGGCGTATATCAGACCAAGCAGATAGCGAACGGACTACAGACGGTCAATGATTTGCGGCGTTCGGAAGATTGCCCGCCTGTCGAGGGTGGGGATCAGGTCTTCATAACGTGCAATGTCGCCCCCATCAACGGACCGAAAATCACCGGAAAACCAGATGACGTAGAGACTCCGCTCGAGAAAGACGATCAACCGGGTAAACCATAACACGCTTATTCAAGGAATTATATATGGCAGAAAAAGAACAGAAAAAAAGAGAAAGCAGGTTTTTCACCGGGCAGGGACAGCCCCGGCTGCGTGAAATCGGAGGCGCAGCGGAAAGCAGCCGTATTATCGAAGGGTATGCGATTGTTTTCGGTGTGCAGAGCCGTTTGTTGGCTGACTGGGGAGATGTTTACCGGGAAATTATTGAACCGGGAGCGGTAACGCAGGAGGATTTGGATAGATTCGATATCAAAATGACTATCTGGCATAACCGTGAGCGGCTTCTGGCCAGAAGCAACAGAGGGCGGGGAACGTTAAAATTGACAGTCGATGAAATAGGTGTCTACTATTCTTTTGAGGCTCCTGACACACCGGATGGTGCTACGGCATTGGAGTTGGTAAAAAGGGGGGATTTGACAGGATCAAGTTTCATTTTCTGGTCGGATGAAACCACATCCGTATCCTATACGAAAGATGCCGAAGGAATGACGATACGTCATGTAAACCGGATCGATGAAATCTTTGATATGACCATAGCAAGCGATCCGGCTTATGCGCAAACCAGTGTAACGGCCCGGGAGATGGACGAAGCCGTACGCCGTACGGATGACGGTAATAGTGCCGGAAAGGGAAACGAAGGAGATAAACGTGAAATACCCAACATCCGGATGACCTGCAAACGAGAATTTTATTATTAACTATTAATATTTAGAGAAATGAAAGAAAAGAAAATGACAGTTCGTGAAATGATCGAAGCCCGTTTTAGCAATTGCACTCGCATGAATGAAATTGCCGATACTGCTGAGGCCCGTGAAGGCAAAGAGCTAACAGATGCGGAGAAAGCGGAAGTTCAGAAATTAGAGCGTGAAAACCGCATTTATGATCTTCAAATCGCCGGTTCGGGAGTTGCGCCCGTTGCTTCTCCGGTAAGTCGTGAGGCAGGTTTCCAGAATTGGATACGTGAGCGTGCCAAAGAACGTGATATGCAGGGATACGCGTTGAAGCGTGAAGCTATTATGGTATCTACCAATGCCGCACCGATGATTCCATTGGCGATTAACGATATTGTAGAGCCGTTGGAAGAGGGGTTGATCCTTGGTAAAGTGGGTTTGAAAGTACAAACTGGATTGTCAGGTAATTATGTATGGCCTACCGTAGCAGCCATTGAGGGTGAATGGGCCGGAGAAAGTGCAGCGCTGACAGATAAGACTATTGCGATTGATAAGATCGTTCCGTCCCCGTATCGATTGGGGGCTACTGTCTCTGTGACCAGTCAATTGATTAACCAAACGGACGGAGTCGCATATGCGGTTGTAAAAGAGCAAATTCCGATGGCCATAACCCGGACACTCAACAAAACGATGTTTAGCCCGGTGACCGTTAATTCGGATAAAGTTAACGGTCCGTTTGTCGCTTGTAAGAAAGCTGCAGCGAAGGCTATCGGAGCGCTAACTACCACCGCTTTGAGAAAAGAGGCTTTACATATCACGTTTGCCGGTGAACTTCCTACATATAAGGAGTTGCTTGCCATGAAAGGTATCATTCTGGCTAAGGGTATCATTTCCGATGGTACATTCTGTTACGTGATGGATGAATACACAAAATCCATGCTTGAATCGACTCCCCGTGATGCCGGTTCCGGTCTGATGATCATCGAGAATGATAAAATCGCCGGTGTTCCTGTTTTCTGTACAAATTACATCAACAACGATGGGGGCATTCATGTAGGATTGGGTGTTTGGTCATACCAAGCGCTCGGCCAGTTTGGCGAGCAGCGCTTTATTGTGGATCCTTACACCAAGGCTTCAAAGGATACAACGGTATTGACCCTTAACGGTGATTGGAGCATGACAACCCTTCGTAAGGAGGCTTTCTTGCTGGGTGACTGTACGGCTGCCGGAGTTGGAGGATAAACGTATATCAATAACTGGGAAGGGCGGATATTTTGGGAGTGCCGCCCTATACCCCGAAAAAGATCTGTTATGACTGTAGATAAACTTCGCATCGTATCGCTTGATGCTCTAAAAAGACAAATGAAGATTGATTTTGAAGAGGATGATGATCTTATTGTAATGTACGGGGTAGCCTCGGAAGATGCTATCATCAACACTACCCGCAGGAGTTACGAAGAGTTGGTCATGGAAAACCAAAAAAGGAAATCGGATAAAAATGCCGGGTTTCCGGCAATGTTGTATATCGCTATCCTGATGATGGCTGCGCAACTTTACAAGAACCGTGAACCGATTAGTGGTCTTTCTCAGGCTATTGTCCCTTATACGCTTGATTATATGTTGAAACCCTGGATAAAATTAGAGCCATGATAGAGAGTGGTACTTTAAATGACCGGATCAGGTTTTTATCTCCTGTCACCATCCGCAACAAATACGGCGAACAGCTTACCTCATGGGAGCCATCGTACACGTGTTGGGCGAAGGTTACATATAACAAAGGTGTGAGGGCTATAACGGCGGGTGAAGTTTGGTTGCCCAATACGGTATCGATCCTGGTGCGATATACGAATAAGATCCATGACCGGCAGCGTATCACGTGGAATGATAGCACTTATCGTATTGAGAGCTTCAACGCTTCTAAGAAGGATGGATCGGCTACGATTATAGCCACAAAGATTGACGAGGGAACAGAGAAAGGAGGTTAGAAAATGGGATATTACAAAAACAATCCGGGGGCCCAAAGAGGGCATAAGGTTGTGGATATAGATGTCAGCCAGGTTGTGAAGCTGTTAAACGAGATTGATATTGAAAATGCCATCCCCAAAGCTGAAAGAAAAAAGATTTTGCGAAATGCGATGAAGATCACGCAAAAGGCAGTAAAAGAAGGTTATAAGAGTTCAGTTCATAGTGATCCCCGAAAAGCTGTTCAAGGAGTCAAAATATCAGTTTATCGTGAGGGGATGGGGGCTACTGTCAGTCTTAATAACCCTAAATCCGGCCGGAGCGGTAAGGTTATAAGGGCTTCGATTACTAGGACAGGCGGCGCCAGTGGCATATTAAGGCATAGAAAAAGATCTGAGCGCACGGAGCAGGTAGACGGATATTGGGGCAAGGACCGGGCAATGATCCTCCGGTTTATAAATAAAGGGACTATTGAAAGGGTTGCGTTCAAAAGAACAAGATCCAAGTCCGGACGTACGGCCAATAGAGGGGTTATTTCCGCCAGAGGATTCTTTAGACGTTCGGTGGACGGGGCGAAGGTTGCCACGGAGCAATATTTGGCCGGTCAACTCAATGCGAGAATAGCTTCTTGTGCCAGGAGCGCGGGAGCTGAAGTAAAGAAATAGATATAATGATTTATAGAGATGAGTTTATTAATAGGAGAACATATAAGCAGTGTGCTTGGCTTAAGTGCCGTTGTCGCGTCGAAGTTCGGAGGGAGGATATTCCCTATCGTTATTCCTGAAGGTATTTCCCAATACCCTTATATCGTATATGGCGGTTTGTCTATTCAGCCTGACTACACAAAGGACGGTGCGGGACAGGACAACACGCAGGTTCAGGTAACGGTTGTAGGCAAAGGGGCGAGTGAAACGATCGAGATGGCAAACGAGATCCGTTATAAACTGGAAGGCGTACGGGCGGGATATGCCAAATTTACGGTAAATGACTGTACGGTGTCATCTATAGATGTGGAGTACCTTCAGGAAATAGATGCGTACGCGGTAAATATAGTGTTTAATTTTAAAACGAATGACAAATGAGTAAAGCGAAATCAGTATTAGGAAAAGATTTAATGCTATTTGTCGGCGGGAAGGCGCTGGCGTTAGCGACATCCTGTAAACTGTCAATTTCGGCAGAGACAATCGACACACAAAGCAAGGATTCCGGTATTTGGGCCGAAAAGGACATTAAGCAATTGTCATGGAACGGTTCAAGTGAAAACCTGTTCAGTGCGGATGATAAGGTAAGTGGTTATGATACCTTGTTGGACTTGATGTTAAACCGCCAGCCGGTTGAGGCGAAATTTGGTATTCCGGCAAATGCAAATGCGGATGGAGTACCGGCGGCAGGTTGGACCCTTCCGGCCGCATCCTATTCCGGTAATGTTTTGATTACAAATCTGGAATTAAATGCGCCTGACGGAGATAAGGCGACTTTCTCTGCCACATTCGAAGGTACGGGAAAACTTACCCCCAGAGTGTCCGGAGATGGAGGTATAGTAGATGATCCGACCGCGTAAACGATGGAAAGGGCGGGAATCCCGCCTTTTCTTTTTCTAACTCAAAAAACTTATCATAATGAAAACGATCACTATCAAAAAACAGGAGTATGTCTTAAAGTATACATTGCGTGCCTTCTTTATCTTCGAAAACCTCACGGGTAGGCAGTTTTCGTTCGGCCGGACGTTGGACGAATATCTACTGTTTTACTCTATTCTTCTGGCAAATAACAAAGATACATTCTTGATGCCTTTTGATGAATTTATAGAGGCGTGTGAGTCTGATCCGGCTCTGTTTCTCTCTTTCAAAGAGTTCTTCGTAAAAGAGATTGAACTACTTGAACAGGCAGCAGATAGCACAAAAAAAAAGACGACTCCGAAGAAGCGTGCAGTATCCGGGAACTCTACGCCCTCGTTGTAGGTGAGGGCGGTATTGCGCCTGATTATTTCCTCGATCGGATGACGCTCGCAGAAGTTCGCTACTTCTTAGAGAGGGATTAGGCAGGCGTAACCGGGAAAGCTGGGAGCAGACCAGAATCATTGCGTATGTCATCGCTCAGGCAAACAGTACAAAGGATTTGGAGCCGTCGGATATACTTTGTTTCCCATGGGAGGATGAAAAGGAAAAGAAAGGGCAAACTACGGTTACAGATGCAGAGATGGAGAGGTTAAGGGAAAAAGCAAAACTAATTGAAAAAGGGATAAATCATGGCTGATATAATTACAAGATTGATACTTAAATCGGATGCTTTCGATGCAAACCTAAAGCGGGCGAAGGGTTCGGTTAACAGCTATCAGAATGATATTTTAAGTGTGGCAAAAACAGCTGGGGCTGGTATAATGAAGTTTGCCGGGACAATTGGCGTTGCGGTGGGGGCTTATGAAGGATTCAATAAATTAATGAATAGCAGCCAAACACTAAGCGATGAATACAATAGAACGATTGAAGGTCTAAAGGGGGCTGTAGACAACTTTTTCTATTCGATTGGCTCGGGGGACTGGACACCGTTTTTTAATGGATTGGATGAAACGATACGGAAGGCTCGTGAAGCTTACAATGCGATGGATCAGCTTGGAAATACAAAAATGTCGTACGGCTATTTTAATATGAAAAATCAGGCGGAGTTTCAAAAGCAAATAACAATACTAAAAGATAAAGATTCAACAGGAGCTCAAAAAGAGGAAGCCCAAAAGCGACTGGATGCTGTTTTAAAGGATCAACGGGAAATTGTAGGTCAACTTGGCAGGCGATCTACGGAAGCGGTGCAGGCGCTTGTTGCTGCATCCACCGGAATAAGTGCGGCCGATGTGTCAATGGTGAGTGTAGACCGGGTTACCCGTTTCGACGTTAGCGCCATGGGGGACGCTGAAAAGAAACAAGCGGAGAAAGAGTATCAATATTTTAAAAATGCGGAAGCTACACTACGTAAGAAATATACAAAGGTGGAGACTGTAATGACTGGGGCAGGCATGAATAGAAGCTGGTCAACGGTAAAGACGCTTGATTATGAATCGTATAATAAGGCCATGGCTCCCATGATAGCAAAATATCAAGATGCTATAGTATATAATGGTATGCTTGTTAAAGGGAGCGATGAATGGTTAAATAAATTATATGGCATAAGATCAGAAGCTTTTGCAGCCGAACAAGCCTACGAGTCAATGACAAAAACCGCAAATAGAGCATCGCAGGCAGGCGGGAAAGATTCAAAAGAAGACAAAGATGAAAAACCCTTAAAGGATACACTTGCATGGTATGATGCTGAGATATCCCGCCTTAATAAAAAACTGTCTGAAGAAACAACGATGCAGGCTCGTGCAACTGTTCAAGCTGCAATTAACGAACTCGAGAAGAAAAAGGTTAATATTAAAATGTTGGTTGAGCAGGAGGCGTTTAAAATCAAGCATGGCGAAATGAAAGATGGTGAATTGTTATTGCCAGCCTCTAAAGCTCCGGATATAGCTAAGATTTATTCTGATTCCGGTACGGAGTTTGCCAAGTTGGAAAGCACGTATAGTGAAATGATTGCAGAAAGACAAAGTGCACTATCCAAAGCAATAGATATCGAGCAGCAAACATTCATTCAATCTCAGATCGACAAGCTAAAAAATACATTGAAAGAGCTTCGTTCCATGCAGAAAGAATCAGATGTGACAGGTGATATATATTCTGCCTATCAAAATAATGCAGGCAGCAAAAAGCAGAGTTCTTTTGATTTAAGGGAAGAGATTGGAAACATGAAACTGCCTAAATTTGAATCACCTATTAAAAAGAAGGATGTTGATTTAAATCAGCAATATGCTGACTCTTTAGGAGATGTAAGTAATGTAATGGGCAGCTTATCCGGCCTGTTTGATAGCAATACTGCATCTGTTTTGCAGTGGGGCAGCAGCCTAATAGGAACTATAGCACAAGCTATCCCAAAAATCTTAGAAATGTCTACGGCTAACGAAATAGAGGCCACTTCCGCTACAAAAAGCGCATCCGCAAATACTTTGGCGGCTGGTTCAGAGGCACTAAAAGCACATGCAGGTATTCCATTCGTCGGTATTGCAATGGGGGTTGCTGGGGTTGCAGCGATAATTGCCGCAATGGCAAGTATTCCCAAATTTGCAAACGGCGGTATCGTTCCTGGAATTTCGTTTGCAGGTGATAAAGTTCCTGCAATGCTAAATAGTGGCGAAATGATCTTGAACGGCTCGCAACAAGCGAACCTATTTAAAATGCTCAATTCAAAGTTATATGCAGGGTTGAATGTTGAGCGATCGAATATCACGCCATCAGTAGGGCATCTGGCCGGATTGATCTCACCGTCTGAAAATAAAGTTCAGGTAGAGTTCGGGAAAGCCAGGGTAATCGGGACAGATATTTTTCTCTCTATAAATAACACATTGAAAAAACAAGGGAAGAAGCCATTATGAGTTACGGAACGATATATACACTTCCTTTTCGGTCACGGAAAGAGGATGTTTGCTTGGTAGAGATTCAGAAAGAGGGGTATACCGGACGGGTTATCGAGTTGACGGGCAGTGGTGAAGCTCCCTTTTCCGTTGAGATTGCAGATGATGACTTTCTTTATACTCCTGTTCGTTTTTCAACGGCAGCCATAAGGGTGGTCGGAGGTGACCATTTGCAAAGCCTTTACTCTACCGGATACCGGCAATATCGGGTAATATTCAAGCGTGCCGGGTCCGTGACGTGGTGTGGCTTTATCAAGCCGGAATTATATACGCAGGATTATAGCGGTACTATATTTGAATTGGAGATTGAGTGCATTAGTGCCATGTCCGTTTTAGAATATATTGAGTATAAGCAAAAAAGCGAAGAGGGGAAAGGATTCGTAACCCTTTGGGAATTATTAACCCGTTGCGTTTCTGAGTCCCGCGGTTCTTATTCATCTGTGTACCTCCCGCATGTTTATGCCGGGAGCGAATCGGATTATACAGCGTGGAGGAATGTTTTACAGGACATGACGATAAGTGAACAGAACTTCTTTGATGAAGATGATAAACCGATGAAATTAAAAGAGGTGCTTGAAGAGCTATGCAGGTTTCTTAACTGGACTTGTGTAGATTGGAAGGGTGACCTTTACTTCGTAGATGTAGATCATGCAGGTGATTACTATAAGTACACATTGGACTTTTCCACATATACAACTGTGAGGGGATTTACTATCAGTGTCCAGAAAGTAACCTTTAGCGGCGATAATCATACGCTCGATATTCTGGGTGGTTACAATAAAGTTACCGTAAAAACATCAAATTACAATATCGGTGATGTTTTCCCGGAAGAAGAGTTTAATAAATTAAAGCGGTTTGGTTTGGAATCAAAAATAGAAAAGAAAAATCACGTTACCCTAAAACGTTTCTATCTCCCGAATACCTACAAACTTTACCGCTATGAAAAAAACAATGATGTCCCATTGTCTGACAAGGATCTGAATAATTATGAAAATAATCCGAACGACGTTATCGGTGCTATGCTGATAAAGCGTTGTGAGTATAATATGGTCAACGGCGAGCCGGATATTACTAATTATAACTGGGAGAATCTTATACAGGTCCGGAGTTACAGAGAAAAAGGGTTTCAGATAAACGGAGCTCCGATACTGGAATTTGCGAATCCTCTTCCGGTGGCTCCATACGCTGACGGGGCGATATCTATCAGTTTGTCTGTACAGGTGACAATGAATACGGATTTAACTATAGGGTATGTAAAGCAATCCGGATGGCTTGATATGCGATGTTCTCTTTCAATCGGAGAAGATTATTTTGATGGGAGCGATTGGGTAAAAGATTCTTCCGCTTATTTTGATATAGAGTTTTTGCTAAAGGACTATACAGGGGACAGTTTTGTAAGCAACGTAAATACAAAAAAACTATCTATGCCTTATGACGGTTTAGAGGGACGTGTGATACCGTTGCCCGAAGACAGGATATTAACGGGAGCAATTAAATTTTGTCTGTATGAATTAACGGAGAATTATAAACATACTAATACAGGGGGGAAAGATGAGATTCATAATACTGCTAATGATGGATATGGATATTATATAAAAGACTTAAAGATGAATTATAAATTGCGTGATGATCTGAGCGAACTGTCTGACAACTCGGATCGCACGTACGAGAATGTTATAAATGAGGATTATATTAACGAATTAGACGAAATCGAATTTAAGATATCCAGTTACAATAATGATGGAGCGTGCTATTCGAAAGTCATGCTGGGCGATAATTACCTAACCGATAACCTCTATTCCTGTATAGAACAGAAGTTAGTCCGGCCGGAAGAGCATTTAATCCGTCGCATCATTAATCAATACGGGTATACTAAAACAAAGCTTACGCAGGTATTAATAGATGACGAAGCAATTACGCCTATCACAACTATAACCGATAAGTTCCAGCCGAACAAACGGTTTACGATCACGGGCGGTACAATTGACTTCGCGATGAATCAGTTTAATTGTAAGATGATTGAAAATGGTAGATATTAAAACTGCATCCATACCTGCGAAGCCCCGGTCAAAGAACTATCCGGCCGGGACTGTTATCACCCGGGCAACCGGCGGCGTTACTGTTAACGGCGGAGGCGGTGGAGGTGCTTCGGTTGACATTGTAAAGGCTACCGATACAAAGTCGTTTACCGATAGCAACGTACTGTCTTCGCTCCGGACACTGTTAGAAATCCGTTCGCGTATCATTGCCGAATCGGATACAACCACGGAATTAACCGATGATAATACGCTTTCTTCAAAGCGCACTTTAAAGGAGATAGATGCAGCGATAGAAGTTGCATTAAAGAAAATCGAAGAACTTTATATCAGCAAGAAAAACGATGATACCGCATCCGGTGTCATTACGTTTTTGCGCGGAATTATAGCGCATGCGCTTTCTTTATTTAAGAAAGGCGCTAGTTTTGGAAACTTTACGCCTGGTATAAGTGGAGCTATCATTGACGAAAACGGTGACATTGAAGCGAGGGGGCTTGTTTTACGTGGTTTCTTATCCGTTCCTGAGCTCCGGTATAATAGAGCGATAGTATTAAAAGGCCGGCAGATAATCAGTCCGGGCGGAGGATGCGTCATTGAGCAATTCATTACGGTAGATGAAAATACATGGCTGGTTCTTCCCGTATTGGAAGAAGGAGAAGCGTTATCTTTTAAAGTAGATGACATCCTGTTAGCATACTGGCATGACAAAGACTCACAATCAGGTGCATTCAAGGGATTCAGAGAAATGAAGTTCCGTGTAACGGCATTTTCCGGAGAGAGAGGATTCTTGGTTGTGCCTAAACCCGGAAGCGGATCTGTTCCAGCTACGTCTATGACACTTGCTCAGACCGGGAACTTTACCGATGCCGAACGTCAGACCTATATAATGATAGACTCGACATTAGGTAACAATAGCATAACCTTTTTTGATGATGCAAATACGTGGGACGTAGAACCGGCGCAGGAAAAAAGCTGGATTGGGAAAAAGAAAAATCGTATCGTCGCCGGCATTGATTGCTCTAAATATTCCGCTGTATTTCAAAATGTCATCATGTCCGGTAAAATATTCCAGGTTGATGATATTACAGGGGAATCTATTCGGGTTCCGATTGAGAAAGGAGAATATGTTTCCGGACAAAGATACGCATATTATGACCGTGTCTCTTATAATCGTGCGATGTGGCTTTGTGTGAATGAAAACGGAACGACATCCGAGCCTTCGGACTCGAATCAGGACTGGTTAAAACAAGCCTATGCAGTTGATTCATCTTCATACTGGCTTACTGCCAATGCCACTCAGGTGGTCATACGGCCGAACAGTGTCGTACCAATATGGACTATTGTTAACTGCAAGAAGCAGACGGGCGCCGGCCCTGTCGAGAACTGCGACTCTTTTTATCTTGCGACCAGAAGAGTAGATGCGGACGGTGCAAAGGTTACGGCAAGTGTTAACCCGACAAGTTCCACTATTGCAGCCCCATCAAAGACAACTACCGCTCTCTCTGTTCGCGCCTATGCTGTTAAGTCGGATGCGGAGGCGTGGAATAATAACTATGTAGATGAAATAGCATTCGGGATAGTCAAAGACGGGAGCGATGGTAAAGACGGTAAGGACGGGAGAATCTACGAATATATCTATAGAAGGACCGAAACAGAGACAAGCCCCGCTACACCTGACGAACAATATTTAGCGTCCGGATGGACCGATGACCCGGTAGGGGTTGATTCTTCGTATGCGTATGAATGGGTGTCTCAGCGCATAAAAGACGGTGAGACATGGAGCGGATTCTCTGCGCCTTCCTTGTGGGCACGGTATTCTAAAGACGGAGAAGACGGTAAGCCAGGCGAGGGCGCTGTAGTACGTTGGCTTACGGCGAGTGCTACACAGGTTATTATCAGACCGAATAGTGTTGTGCCTATCTTTATAACAGTAAGATGTAAACAGCAAATAGGAACTAATCCTGTCGAGAATTGCAATTCTCTCTATGTTGTCTACAGAAGGGTGGACGCAAACGGTACAAATATTCTGGTAAATTCAACATTGGGCACACATGTTGTTGCCCCCTCTAAAACAACGACAGCCTTATCTGTTCGCGCTTACGAAAACAAAACAGATGCGGAGGCTTGGAACAATAACTATGTAGATGAAATAGCATTCGGAATTGTTAAAGATGGCAGGGATGGTATAGACGGTGTTGATGGTAAAGAACACGAATTTATCTACAAGAGAACAGGTACAGGAATAAAGCCTACCACCCCTGACGAACAATATTTAGCGTCCGGATGGACTGATGACCCGGTAGGGGTTGATTCTTCGTATGCGTATGAATGGGTGTCTCAGCGCATAAAGGATAACGGAATATGGGGAAATTTTTCCGTACCTTCTTTGTGGGCACGGTATTCTAAAGACGGAGAAAATGGGAAGCCGGGCACAGATGGCAAGCCCGGTACTGATGCCACGTCCTATTGGCTAACATCAAACGGAAGTAACTTTGCTTATTCATCAAGCGGCGTGTTTTCTCCTGGCAGCATCACTGTATATTGCAAGAAAAAGACAGGGGCCAGTGATGCGATGACATGCAGTGATTTTTTTATCAGGGTGAAAAAATACAGAAATGGAACAATTAGTGATCATGACTATTCAGGCTCGAAGCGATCCAGCGTAGTAATTACTCCAAGCTCCTACGATAGTTCTTACGTAGTGAGGGCATATCAAAATCTGAGCGATAATAATAGCTGGACCGATAATTTTGTAGCTGAATCAATCATAGGTGTCGTAAAAGATGGTCAAGGCGGCGGTTCCAGTACACCCGGTCCTCCGGGTGAAGATGGTAAGCCGGGAACTGACTCCACCTCCTACTGGCTTACTTCTACGAGCACTACCGTTGTATTTAGAAGTACGGGAAGCGTTGTCCCTATGTTCATAACAGTGAGATGCAAGAAGCAGACGGGGGCCGGTCCTGTCGAGAACTGCAATTCCTTTTATCTCGCATATAGAAGAGTGGATAAAGACGGTACGAAAGTGACCGTGGGTAGCGCTCAGTCAAGCTCCACTCTAATGACGGTAACAGCGAGTACGACATCACTCGGAGTAAGGGCCTATGCCGTTAAATCGGATGCGGAGGCTTGGAATACCAACTATGTAGATGAAGTAAACATAGGTATCATAAAAGATGGGACCAATGGCGCAAATGGCGCAATGCCCCGTGTATGTGGAAGATATTCAAGCGGGGTGCCTTATGTTTGGGATGACAACTACAGGGATATTGTGTTTTATTCCTTTGGCGGCGTTAATTATATCTTTCAGGTTAAAGTCTATGGATCTTCCGTATCAACTCCGCCTGTGTCGGTAGACGGTGATGACAACTGGGAGCCCGCCAACCGATTTAGTTTCGTTGCTACAGATACGTTGCTTGCTGATGGTGCCAACATTGCGGACTTTATGTACAAGAATGGCGTAATGCGTTCTCAGGCAGAAGTAAACGGCATTCCCAATCTAATGTTGAACGGCAATACGGGGGAAGTAGATATAAGAATAGGTACATTTAGAGGAAAGGTAAACACGCCATTTACCTTGCTTGGAGATTCTGACGCTCAAAATGTTTCCGGTATGACTAATACATTCCTACTAAAAGATAATCTAAACATAGCTACGAGTTGCAAATACATGTGCACGAATGGAGCTACCATCGTACTACCTACAGACATAAAGTATAACGGTGCTAATGTAACTATACTGGATTTTACTTATCCCCCGTATAACTCCGATATAGCCTATACAACTGTACTTGTTGAAGGTGGGGATACGTTCGGGAATACACTACATACAGAGTCGCAAGATCAGTCTCAATGGTTTGAATCAGACTTAATCAACATTCGTGGGGGGATAAAGGAATTTATTGCCGTTCCCGCTTACAGTACCAGCGGGATTTTTACTAAAGTTAAATGGTTTTTTTAAAGAAATAATATGATTATGAAGTATTTGGTATTTATTGCGCTATTATGCGCTTCGTGTGAGGGGAGCTTTATGCAAGACTTTCCGACAAAAGGTAGTCACATTGGAACTTTCACAGACTCCGGTAATTCGGACTGTATTAACAACATAGTTCTAACTACTGATACTACCTATAAGGAGTTTGATTATACACTATCAACCAATAGAACACAATGACGATGATTGACTACATGAAAAATCTATTTGTAGGCTTGCTAACCGGATTAGCAGCCTACTTAAACCCGATCAGCGGAGATATTAAAAGTCTTGTTGCTCTTTTCTTCTTTAACTTCCTGTTTGGTCTGGCCGCCGGCCTACTGGCCAATAATGAAAGTTTTAGTTTAAAAAAAGCATTCCGGTGTATCATTGAAGCGATGGTATTTTTTCTGCTCGTAGCCGCTATTTACTTTATCGGCGATCACAAAGGAAATCCGGACGGGGCCTTACAATGCGTATCGTTTATAACTTACTCAATATTCTACTTTTATGGCGTGAATATTCTACGCAATTTGAAACTAATGGCTACGTCCGGAACTGCATTCTATAAAGTTGTATCGTTCCTGTATTACGTCGTTAGCGTCGAGTTTATCAAGCACATACCGTTTTTAACTAATTATCAGAAGGAGGCAACAAAATGAAGTATTTTACAATCAAAGAACTTAGCCACAGCGATACGGCCGTAGCGCGTGGAATCGACAATTACCCAACGGCCGAAGCTATACACAATTTAACGAAACTGGTTGAGAATGTTCTCGACCCGCTTCGGGAAAAGTACGGTAAGCCTATCCGGGTAAGTTCCGGTTATCGAAGCGCTATCCTCAACCGGAGCGTTAACGGGGCAACATCCAGTCAACACCGGTTAGGCGAGGCGGCTGATATTACGGTAGGAAGTAAGGAGGAAAACCGGAAACTGTTTGAGATCATCCGGCAGGAATTGCCTTTTGATCAGCTGATCGATGAAAAAGACTTTTCATGGGTTCACGTATCATTCTGTGAGGGTAGAAGCAGAAAACAAGTGTTGAAGCTATGAAATATCTACCTTATGTTGTTATTGCAGTTCTTATCCTGTTTATCGTGTTTCGTCCGGCAAGGGTGGAACACGTATCGGGTGAAGTGGTCAGAGACACGGTGACTGTGATTGATACGGTTCGTGATACAGTTCCAAAACCGTATCGGGTCGAGGTTATGCGAATGGATACTTTTTATTTACCTATTTTTGTAGGTGATTCGTTGGAAGTAGATTCTGTACCTGTTGTATTTTCCATCGAGAAGAAGGAATACAAAACAAATGAATACCGGGCTGTAATTAGTGGTTTCCATCCTAATCTCGATTTCATTGAGACGTATAATAAATCGAAAATAGTAACAGTCGTTTCCAGAAAGAAGCGTTGGGGGATTGGTCTGCAGCTTGGATATGGTTATCCGAGTGGTTTTTATGTAGGAGGTGGAATTAGCTATAATATTTGGTCGTGGTAATTCTCTGAGATGAACATAGAAGTAATTGCTTTTGTGTTTTTCTTTATTTTTTTACAATCATTTTGCTTAGGAAACTATTAAGAGGGTTTCGTCTATTGTTTATTAATAAAAAAAGTGGATCTTTGTGCAAATTTTAAATTTTAAAAATATGCTAGCAATAAAAGATTTAACTTTAGGTGATGTTTCTGGTACATGGTCAGATAATATCTATATTCTTATTGTGAATGAACACTTAAAAACAGTAGAAGTGTATAAAACAGTAGAAAGTGAACCATTTATATCTGAACCTCTTTGTATGGAGCATTTATTGAGAGGGGATAAATTGACATATAATACAATGAAATTGTCCAAGTCTGTCTTGATATGGGGTATTACTGAATCAAATGGTAACAATTGTATCTTTGATTTTGGTAAAGGACACATTGAAATGGTTAAGAGTTGAGGGAACTTAGTGAAATAAAAATTGTTTTTTATAATATGAAACTGAAAGAACTATTACAACACCCAATGTTAATCCTGCCTAAAAATTGGAAATCTCTTGGTTACTCGTCTTATTATACTTGTGTTCTTGAAGAAGGGGAAAAGTACATAAAGCTACTTGGAGAACTGGATGAATCGGAACTTCACGGTAGGCATCAATTTATTGGTGAAATATCTAAAGAAAGTTTGATTTCTGTATCACGCTCTTTTTTGAAAATGGTTTGTGATATACTGCAATGCTATTTAGAAGAAGGTAATCCGCATAAGGCATATAATATTTTACATAATGGTCTTGCTCAAAGGTATGATTCAATATTACTGATGAGTTTTTTAGAATTTAATTATCTATATCCTGCTAATTATAGGCTTAGAGTGAAAGAAGGTCGAGCTGAATTGGGGGACTTGTTTCATGTACCTTTTGAATCGAGGCATATTGTAGAATCATGTAGATATAGCATTCCTGGCTATCCAACATTATATCTTTCTAATTCAGTTTATTTGGCCTATAAAGAATTGGGTGACCCAGATTATGATAATTTATATGTGTCTAAATATTGTTTTACACGATCCGTCAACAGAGTTGAAACTCTATTGGATATGAGAAATACTCCTCTGTGGGGAAATTGTGTTGGTTATCAATATAAATTTCTTGCTCGTTGGATTCTTGTAATGGCATGTAGTATCAAAGTTGCTCATCCAAAAGCTCCATTTAAGGAAGAGTATATTTTACCCCAAATTTTATTGCAATGGGTGAAAAATAATATATATAGTGGTGGAAGAAAGACTATCGGAGTATGTTATTCTTCAACTAAAATCATTGATCGTGATGCTGGATATTATGGGCATTTTTATAATACTGCTATACCTATTCTACATTCTAAAAAAGAAGGCTATTGTGACACATTATCAGAGTTATTTGTTATGACTAGACCAATAGGTTTTCATGAGGCATTGAAGCATTCAGGAGAAGTAAGTAATCAATCTCAAGTTAAATCCATTCAGATTGCTGGAACTGCAGTTGAGTATATTGAGACTGATTTTGGTAAAATAGAACAAGTATTGTCAGAGCCTTGTTCTGAGCTATATTACGTTAATGGTAATAAAGTAAATGGTATCAATACATAGTCTTTAAGAATAGCTTAAAATGCGACTATGATATCGTATTTTCAAGAAGGGAAATTAAACTCTTGTTCACCACAGACTATATGGATTTACATAGCCAATTATTACAAGATTATGATAATTGTGCCGGTGACGGGAAACCGGCCCGTATACCTTCATCGGCGTATGGGATCGGCAAACTGCTGGATACGTCAATCTTATGTATTTCAA